CAAAGCGCATCTCCCGAGACTGAGTAAGAACTTAGGGCCCGCAAATGCGAACCCTAGGCCAAAACCAGACTCTGAGATCGTTTTGTAAAACGAAGCAGCCCGTACGTTCAAAGAACGGCCGGACCAGTTCGTTTATGATCTCCCTGAGGTCGATTAGACCCACTCCCCCATTAAAACGGGGAAGCCCACCTCGCCTTGATGTTGACGGAACGAGGGCGTCCTGCACGCTCTAAGTGTCTCCTGTCAGCACTTGGCATAGTGCCGCGTTTAAGGAAATACTTAAGCAAGGCACCAGCACCATCCAAGGGATCCTTGGGCTGTACTGATGACACTACATACCCCTTAACCATAGGAGCATGTAGATGCTCATCAATCCTCTCAGGGACATAACCGAGAAAGGAGTGACGACCTAACACAGAGGAGGATGGGAGGACTACCGGGAAATACGGAAGTATCTTCCGGATCTTCTCATCCAGCCACTTCACAGTCCCCCAACAACCAGCGAAATAAAGCTGGTTGCGAAGGGACACGAGTGAAATGACCTCTGAAGCGTGCTCCCGTCGAGTAGGGAATAAACGCCTGACCTTGACAATACTAACGTCAAAGCCATCGTAATACTCCTTACCACAAGACTCCCGGAATTTACCATTCCAGAAGGACTTGGAGGCACCAACACGGGCTCCGAAAAGCTCGAGGGTGTCTACGACGGAATGCACATAATCTACGGGAACAATGATATCGTCCCCATAGATTCGCACCGACCCAAAGAACCTCCGAAATTCGGAGGGTTTGGAAAATGGTGTTTTAGACTCTCGCTCAATACCGATAAAGACCATGGTAAGAAAAACCATAGCCTCCACCGGAAAGGTGAGAGCCGAACCCATAGACGCGAACTTGGCCAGGCGTTTAACGCCATGGCCAGGAACGGCAGCCCGACGCGACCTGGTCGCTTCGACTCCATCACGAAGTGATGGAAACGATTTGAACAGGAGACGAACGAGCTGGTTGGAAACGCGATCAGATGCCTCGCTTAGATCAAGCGTTGCAAGAGATCCCTCTCTGAGGGATCCTCTTCTGGCAAGGACTTGGTTAGGTCCTTGGTCAGAAAATCCGATAAATTGAGACAGGGTTTTATCCTGCTCAATCCGAGGAATTATAAGCTCCATGAGCGCCTGCTGCATATACTGCATGCAGGTCGGCTCAGAAGCGATAATCCTAGGCGTTTTCATCGTCTTAGGCACCGAGATAACCTTAACGGGTATCTCGTCTCCGGGTTCGAGGAAATCAATAGACTCATAGTGCTCCACATAGTGTGAAACACTAGGAAACATATGCTCCGAACTAGGAAACATATGCTCGAGTCTATCAGTCCAGGTTCGCAAGTTATACTTGCCATTACCTCTGAGTCTATCAGAAGTAGAACCAGGACCGTGCTTAGGTTTAAGATCCCCGTGATAGATATCTCTATCTATAGACGAGAATATAGACCTAAACAACAAGGAACTTACACGTTCAAAATCCTCAATATCATGAGGATGGAGATTGTCATAGTCCTTGCGGATTTCCTGCTCACATTGAATATAACCATCCATGGCGTCCATCTCTCTCGCACTAGTGCAAGGGAGTAGGACCTTACTAAACATCAGCGTAAGCTGACGAATAGCAAGGATAGCGTCAATAGATGGTGAATCCAATAAAACACCACTAGACCGATCGAACACAAGATCGAGGAAACCTCCGAGAAATCGGGGGAGACCTGCCGTCCAAGAAAAACCTTGGAACGAGTTGCGATCCACAATCCCTTGGTCAAGACTTTTTTGGAAGTCCTTTCCAAAGGAAGGTAGGGTTATCGTTAAAAACGATAGCCCCTCGTGTTCAGATCGACCAGAGACAGTTTTAATGTCTCTGGTGGTGCTAGTGCAACATCTGGTAGCGTAATCTTGCGCTACCATATACCAGAGTGCAATCAGGCTTTTCAAAATGCCTCCTAATCGGGGGTCAATTTTCCTTAGCTTGATCGCGCTGGATCACACACACGTGATAGTACATGCGTGTGGTATTACGGACTGAATACACCACTAACAGCAACTAGCAACGCTAGGTACTGTAATGCGATGTAAACAGAGACAATAGCCATAAAGGCTATAGATGTCTTATACCAAGACACGTCAAGGTGAGGAGCAAAACCTAGCTCTGAGAGCTAAGCAGCGCTTTCAACACTTTGTTAGATTCCTTCGTAAGCAGTTCGATTAGACCTGCTACGAACACTTCCGCTTTCGCGTTAGTGAATCCAGCCGGAGGACGATCGACCACAAGATAAGTGGACATCGAAACTTCCGTATTCTGGGTTGGAATAAACGGATCAGCGGTAATTTCCGTAATATCGATCCTGGCAAGCTGCCGCTTTCTCGACGCGCCAGATATAGCGGTCGAGACGGTCAGCTTATATTTACCATCTTCGGAGAGATACTCTGATTCAAACTGCCCCGTAGAGACACGAGGTAGAGAAACAGCGGTCCCTTCGAATTTAGTAGATTGAGGATCAACGAGCGCCATAAAGCGCACTCCTATCTGGAGATAAAAATCTCCTTGTGGTTTGCAGATAACATCTGCTAAAGCAGCTGAGTAATTCCAACTGCAGCAGCAATGGCAAGTTGGGAAGGACTTAAGTCCTCCCAGCCAATGCCAAACCCAAAGGGATTAGCGGGTCTACGACGTTTGAACCTTAAAAAGGTCCAAGACGGTGGCGGAGTGGGACAGCCTTTCTGGCCTGACCCAGTCAGCGTGTAGACGGTTTTCACGGAATGTTCTTCCATGATAAACCCGTACCGCATCATCAGACCGTTGGTCACGAAATTGGTGAGATTAGTCATAACCTCACTAGTATTCGAAAACCAATCTACGGCCCAGCTCCACGGCGTCAACGCCCAAAGGACTTCGGGCGAATCAATGGTAGTGCCAAGTAAATGATTGGCCTGGTCACCCGCGCGAGCCATGCTATCCCAAGCGTTACCGCTTGAGGGCAAGGCGTACGTGAATGAACCAGAAAACCATTGCTTAGTCTTAGAAATCTTAGTGATTTCTAGACTTGGCGTCGTGCCGTCGCGAAATTGGTCAGTCGAGAAACCGGGAAAACTAGCCCGCCAACCCGACTGAACTTCATTCGTAACGGATTCTTGTATGGGAAAGGAAAACCGTCTCCTAACATCCTTACCACTATCAGCAGCATACTGCTGCATAATAGTGTGGTGTTTCGAAATGGCGGAGGAAACCTCCTTCACTTCTCGCACCAAAGGAGCCCACCCAAATTCGACGTTCAGAAACTCTGAACCGACGGACTTGAGTAAATTGGCACGTTGCTCCCACCCCTGAATTCCAGGGATTTTGGGGGCACCCTCACGGTAAACTTCCGCGAGGCCAGTGCCAAGGGTAGAGGCGGGATTGGTTGGCGCACATGCAGCGATAGCATTAGTACCTGCTACCGTTAAAGCATGCTCCGAAGGAGCAGCTTTTTCTATGGATTTATCATCCACGGACATGGGCGACAAGATGGGCGTTATCACAGGGCCGGAGTATCTATAACCTCCGGCTTTGCTAAGATTCGAAGGAAAATTAGCATTGTGATAACCATAGTGATTCTGTGCAAGCACAGAATCAAAAGGCCCACCACCATTCCATAGACCGGTATTACGGTCAAAGGAATGCCCTTCCGACCCAGTTTTCTGGGTACCACGTGCAACAACGCGGTTTGGGACAGTTGGAAAAACCAACACCCATTGACCGAGCCCGTTCTTGAATTCAAGACCGGGTCCTTCGACTACCTGATCGGTAGATCGACGCTTTATTGCATATGGTTTCGACAAGAATAGCTCCTAGGTAAATACCATTACTGGTATAGTGGGTGATGCACTGCATGCTAGACGGG